TCAATTGTTCACGTGCCGGGGCGGCTCGGCAATCGACAAGTCGAGGGTCTCTTGCGGCTCGTGCTCGCCGTCGAGGTAGCGCTGAATCGTGTGGTGGGCCTCGCCAAACGTCCACGCCACAGCCACGGCCCAGCCCTGCTCACGGAGGCGAGCGAGCCACCATGCCTGCGTGGGGCGGAGGCGGCCCCGCGGGCTTTTGAGCTCGAGGGCGAGGCCGGTGTGCATCCCGTCCACGTCCGGAGCAGGCCCGGGCACAGGCAGAAGCAGGTCGGGCACGCCCTGGCGCGTGCCCATCGCCTTTAGCTTCGTCGCCTCGGCAATGTGGCGGCTGCCGCCGTTGGGCACGTGAAACAGCATTTCCAGCGCCGGCTCCGTCGCGGCCTGCCGGTCGGCCCACTCCACGACAGCCTTGTGGATGTCTTCTTCGGACTGGTGACCCCTGCGGTACTCTTCGGCCGAAAGGGTCTCGTTGGCGGTGTCGGGCATGGTCCAGTCAGTCTTGGATTTTAGGCATTTCATCGGTGTGAATCCTGCTGTGTCGCTCTTTGAGACGCTTCCATTCGTCGTAATCCTCCGGCAAGCTGAGAGCCTGCATCCGATGAGAAATTTCTTTCGACTCCTCAAGAAGCTCATCGACCTTGATGCGGCGCTCAATGCTTTCTAGCTCCGAGTGTGGGTCAAGACAGTGCATACGCTCCTTGATGAATCGTGCGAGGGTCTCTTTTCTGTACTGCGTGAAATTGTTAGACATGGTTGGTCAGTCCTTTTGGGTGGCGAAGGTATCGAATACCGTCGTCGCCCTTGATCTTGAGAATCCCGCTGTCGCGCACGGCCTGCACGGTACCAGCACGCTCTGTGTCATCAAAGGGCATCTTGAAATGCACGCGGTCACCGATGTCAGGCATGGCGTAGCTCGTAGTCAGTGAGGAAGTGTCGCTCTGTGCATCGAAGCCCATAACAGCGATAGCTTTTTTCACAGCCCCACCTCATCCAGGAGGTCGGCCGCCGTGGCGTCGAAGACCGAGGCGACCTTCGAAAGGGTGGTGACGCCTGGGCGAACCATGTCCCCGCCCTCGATTTTGTAGATCGTTTGAGGAGAGACGTCGGCGCGCTCGGCCAGAGCCTGCACGCTCCACCCGCGGATCGCCCGCAGTTCGCGGACGAGGGCCCCAAGCTCCGCGATCTTTTCGGTCTGGCCTTCAGTCAAAGTGGTTCTGCTCATCGGTAGTGAGGTCTACAGTGGGTCAGTTAGTGACTCGTGGAGCGCGTAGGTGGCTGATCCTTTCCGGTGCCCGTTCTTTTTCACCAGCGGTGACGCCCGGCAGAGCTTCTCCCGGCAGTCGGTGATCGCCTCGACGGTGACGTCCCGGCCGACAAGCGCAGCCGCCTCCCAGTCGCTCACGCCCTCCGGCCGCACGGTGTCTTCAAGGATGCCCACTCTCTGATCCCCCTGCGCGCAGCGGGCCAGAAGCGCCACGTAGTCTCGTGCGAGGGAGTCTTCCGGCAGGGCCCGCCAGAGGTCCTCGGCCGTCTGGACGTCCGTCGCGCCACCGGAGGACGGCGTTGAGCCGCCAGTCTCGCCCGGCTCGGCCACGAGGGAGTAGTGGGCAATGCCATCCTCGTCTTGGTGGCTGTCGATCCGGTAGCCCTGATCTCGAAGGTCACGGATGCGGGCCGCCAGGCGCCCGATGCCGTACTCATCCAGAGCTACCTTCCGGTCGAGCTCGCCGACCTCTTTCATGTGCCAGAGGGCCCGATCTTTCTGGCTGGCGTCCGATAAGTCCGGTCGTGGGACGGTATCAGGCATGGCACTACTGCTTTTTCAGTGCTGGTATAGGCTAAGGCGGTCATCCTTGCATGCTTGGATGCTTAGATGCTTGAATGCTAAAATGGCGGGTCTTGCGTGCTGCCGTGTGACTGCCTGTCGTGTGGCTGTCTGTCGTGCGGCTGCGGCTCATTCCCGGGGTCCTTCGGGTCGATGAAGCGCGTCTGCTCCGGCCGGAAGTAGAGGCGAGCCGCCCCGGTGCCACCGGTGATCCGGTTCTTGGTCGCGTACATCCAGCCCTTTCCCGGCTCGGCCGCGTCGTAGTCCGGCACCGTGTCGGCGCCGTTGCCCTTGTTCTGCACCCAGTACCCCGGCCAGTACCAGTGCAGGATGAGCGCGGACTCCTGCTCCTTCTTCCCGGAGTAGCGGAGCCAGCTGTCGCTTGGGGTCCCCATCGGGTCGGACATCCGCTTGTACTGCGAGAGGTTGATCCAGGCCACATCCAGCCGCTTTGCCATCGCCTTCGAGCCGGTGGCGATCGAGGCGACGCGCTGCTCCTCCGTCTCGCCCTGACCCTGGACCTTCTCGTCGTAGTCGAGAGCGACGAAGGCGAGCTCCCCTGACCTGTCGGTCTGCGCGGCGATGCGCTGGCACCGGGCCCGGATGTGCTGCATGCTTGGGGAAGCGGTGTCGTCGACGTGAAGCGTCAGCCGGCTGAGAAGGCCGAGCGCCTCCTCCATTGCGTCGTAGTCCTCATCCGGAGCGGTGCCCCGGCGGAGCTCTCGAAGGTTCACCTCGGCGATCTGTGAGGCGGCCTTTTGGGCGATTTGCTCCTTGTCCATCTCCGCGGAGAAGATGAGGAGCGCCTTCTCCTCGCCCTGCCAGGCCCGGGCCAAGGTCGCGATCGTCTGCACGATGAACGATGTCTTCCCGGCGCCGGTGTGGGCAGCAAACGTCGTGAGCTCCCCGACCGGGTAGCCGTCACAGATGTCGTCTAGGCCGGGAAAGCCGGTCGGCACGAGGCCGGTGACCTCGCCCTCCTCCCACTCCTTCAGGCTAGAGAGGGCCTCCTGGGCGCCGTGCTTGATGTGGGTCTGATCAGACTCGGTCATCGAGATTTTTGTGAGCCGATCGACCACGCCGCCGAGCGTCTCGAAGACGTCCCCGCCATCGTCGAGGTGGCCCTTTGCCTTCTCCAAGACCCGTCGGCCTTGCCGAGCCATACATTTTTCCTGCAGGATGCGAGCATAGCGCCCGATGCCAGTCGTCGCGCCGACCTCGGCGGTGAGACCCGTGAGGTAAGTCGGCTGCACGTCGATGTCCTCAGCGCCCAGGCGCTGCTGGACGGCCGGAAGCGGGGCCTCCCCGTCTTCGCCGAAAAGCCCGGCGATCGCTTCAAAGATCTCGCGGTGATGCCTTGACCGGTCGGCGAAGAAGGCCGGCTCGCAGAGGTCGACAACCGCCGCGCACGCCTCTTCGTCGATCATGGCGGCGCCGAGGACGACCTGCTCCAGGTCATGCGCGGTGTGGAGTGGCGCCTCCGCGGGCTTGCCCTCAGAATGTGTGCCGTTTTGCGTGCTCATCAAGGAGTCGGAGTGAGGGTGAGAGTCGAGCTCGGGCTACAGGTCGCCGAAGTGGACCACATCTTGGTCGCCGAAGCGGTCGGTGTGGCTTTTCCCGCCGGCTGGCGCGCCGTCGCCACTACCGCTAGAATCGAACTTCGAGTCGTTCATCTTCCAACGGCGAAGGGCCGAAGGCACCTTCTTCACCTCGTTCGGCCAGCCCTTTTCGTCGTAGTAGAGCCACCACTCCCGGCACAGCCGTTCGGACACTCCGACCATCTCCCCGATCTGGATGGCACGCTCCATCGTCACGGGTGCTTCGGTGTTTTCCTTGACGTCGACCTCCTGCGCGGGCGCGCCCTCACACCCCTCGGGTGTATATTTATCCCTTTGTGTCCCACGATTTCGTGGGGAGGAATTCGTGGTCTGACCACGATTTTGTTCGAACGATTCTGTTCTCTGACCACGATTTTGTTCTTGGCCCACGTTTTCGTGGTCACCACGATTTCCTTCCTCACCCACGATTTTGTGGTTCGGAATGAGGAGCATCCGATCCCCATCTGGCTGTCGGCGAAGGTATCCATGCTCTTGGAGCTCCCGCCGCCACCTTCCGGCAGTCTTCTCGTGGACGCCGTACTGCTGGCCGAAGTGCTGGTCCGTTGCGTAGCAGGCGCCTTTCTGGTGCAGGTCGCAGATGTCCTCGAACATGCAAGAGGCGCTCATCGAAATATCCGTGTCGTGGCGGACCTGCTGCCGCAGTGCCTTTGTCGCCTTTGTCTGGTCGTGGCTCATATCTCAAGACGTGTCTTGATCGCGTCGATGATGGCGTCGTATTGGTCTTTCCGGAGGCCCGGATACTCGCGCCGGACGTACCCCTTGGCCGCTTCGTATGCGGTCCAGCCGTCGAATTCCTTGGCCCGGCGCGCTGCCTCCTCCGCGACGCGCCTGACCTTCCCAGCTTTCGCTTCACTGCCGTGGGTCGTTGTGGGCATGGAGGTCGCTTGATTAGTTAAAAGGGCAGATCGTCATCCGCCTCGAACTCTTCGTTCTGCTGCAGCACGTCCTCGTGCAGCAGCATCTGGGCCACGGTCTCAACCTGCCCCACCGCCACCTGCTCGAAGGACTGCAGTTGAAGTGCGTCAAGCACACGCGCCACATAGCCGTCGTCTCGATTGCAGTACTCGGCCAGGCCCTTCAGCTTCTGGTCCAGAGTGGTGCCGTTGACCTGGGCCTTGCCGGCGAGGGTGTCGTCGGTGTGCTTCTGCGCTTTGGCGACGAGGGAGCTGGCCGCTTGCTCTTTAGTCGGACTCTTGGGAGCGGCCGATTGGCTGCCCTTGTCGTACATCTTCTCCGACTCGTGCTGCTCGCGTGAGCTTCCGCTGGTACCGTTCTGGGCCGTTGAACTAGCGGCCTGGGTGCCACTGGGGTTGGCGGCTGACTCGCCCCGACCGCTTCCGTTCTGGCGGTTGCCATTTTGGCGGTTGCCATTCTGCCCGACGTCGACGCCAAACCGCTGGACGTGCGGGGGCTGCGGGCTCACCTTTCCCAGGATGTCCTCATGGCTGCGCTGCGGGTCGTAGAGCTTGGGGTTGTCCTCCCCGTTGCGGTAGGCGCGGTAGCGCCCCGGGTAGATGCCGGAGTCTTCCTCCGTCTCCTTGAAGGTGATGTTGCACCCGGTTCGAAGGCACTCAAAGCCCCGGTACTGGAAACCCTCGTCGTCATCTCGGGAGCGGGGGACGACCTCTGCCTGGGTGTCGTAGAAGAACTTGACGTGAGCCTCGAGGAAGAGCGCGTCTTTGTGGAGGTTGTAGAGCTGCCCCATCTGGTCGAGAGCGCCGCGGAGCGTGTCCGCCTCGACGGTGACCTCGGTGGGGCCGAAGTCAATGCCTTGGAACTCGTACATGGCGTGTGGCTATCTGTGATCAGGAGTGAAGAAGCAACCGACGACGGGCGCCGCTTTCGGGGCGCGCCCGCCGTTTCGCCCTTCACCTCTCGGCTTGAGTAGGGCTCGTCAGGGTCACTGTGAGGCTAGACCCTCAGCCTGCGCTAATGCCCATGCGCTCCTTCTCGTAGCGCTTGAGGCCGAGTGTGGATACCCCAGTCTCGTAGCTGGGCCAGTGGGCTTGCTGCTCGCACTCCGCAACCCGATCGATCAGCTCGGCCATCCGTGTGCGCTTGGCCTGCTGCTCCCGTGGGTGCGGCCGGAAGCATTGCGTCGCGTAGGGCTCTGAGCTCTCCACGCAGGCGAACACGAAGTCTTTGACAGGCACGCCCTCAGCGTTTCCGCTCTGCTCGCTCGCTTGCCGAATCCCCAGCGTGTAAAAGGGCGGCTGGAGCCAGTAGCCGTACTTCGCCATCTTCCGCCGGAAGTCTTCCGGGTGGGCGCTGCGGGTCGTCTTGACGTCCACGATCGCGACTCCATCAGGGAGGCCGATGATGCGGTCGGGGCGTGCCTTGCACATCAGGCCCGTCGCCTCGTCTTGCCAGAGGGCGGTCACCTCACTGGCGCCGGGGAGCCCGAAGAGGAGTGGCGCGGCGTCGGGGTCGACCTCTAGCGCCTCGGCCATGCGTTCGACCTGGCCCGCCGTGTCGGCTTTCAGTACTTCGATGTCGTCTGGCTCTCCGTCCGGGGCGTGTGTCCCGCAGTACCAGTCTCCGCCGTGCCGGACTTTGGCGCTGTACGTGCAGCGGTCGCCGTCGCCTTTCGTGGCCTCGCACCGGGAGAGAGCGACGTCGTACGTATCCTCGTAGACGCCGGGCTGCAGGACGCGGCTGTGAAGCGCTGTGCCGAGGCTGGTGGCGTCGGAGGAGTTGCCCTCATCGCCCCCGCGCCACTTGTAGCGGGCGTGCATCGGGCTCATGCGCGCTGCCTCGGCGAGCACGCTCCTGGACAAGGCCGGGTGGGCGTGGTAGAGCTCCTCCGGGACGCCGCGATAGAGGCCCGGAGAAGCGACAGCTCCATCAGCGTCCTCGGCAAACTCGCTGGCCGGGCGAAGGCCAAGCGCATCGAGGCTTTCCTCTGCTGGTGTCGTGGCTTCCTGCTTCTTCGGTCGTGACTCTGCTCCGGCCGTCTCCACCGGAGGCTGGAAAAGCGCGTTTTGTTGAGTGGTAGAAGGCATATCAGTTGTGTCGGGTTGGGTCGACGCGTATGAGGGTGACGTCCTCGGTGCTGATCTCGCTGGGGTCGGGCTGCATCGGGTGCCTGTAGGCCGTGCCTTCAGTGTCGATCAGGTCCAGCCCCGTGAGCTCGGGGGCGGCGCGCAGGCTGGCAGTCGTCGCTGTGAGGCTCCAAACGGTCATCAGCAGGCCGAGGAGGATGAGGAAGAGGGTCTCAGCCATCGCCACCACCTCCGCGGTCGAGGATGTCGTCAGCTTCTTTGCGGAGGTCGATCATGCGGTCTAGCGCATCTGCCCAGGCCTCGCCATCATCTTCGTCGACGGTGCGAAGGCGCATCTGCGCAGTGAGGATGTTGTCCAGTAGGTCCCGAAGCCGCTCGTTCTCCGCCTCAAGTCGCTCAGTATGCTTCGGCGGAGCATCAATAGAGTCGTAGCCCTCGATATCACTGATGGCCTCATTAGGGCACGAGTACTCTTCCTGGCACTGATACTTCAAGAGCATCAACGCCTCGTGGGCGTGCGGCTCGTCGTGACGGATGCCGGGGGAGGTTTTGAAAAGGTGGTCCATCGCCTCGATCGCAGCGCGCTTGTAGCCGCGAAGCTGCTGCACCATCCGTCGCAGCTCTTGCTTCTCGTTGGTGCTGCGCGGGGATGAGGCGGTGACGTTGCCGACGTTAGCCATGGGTGCTGCCCTCCCCGGCCGGCGCCGGGACTTCGCTGAGGTCTTTCGCCACTGGCTCAAGCTCGGAGATCGACCGAAGGGCGTCGGGCCACTCGATGCGGCCAGCCTCCGCCATCTTCGCGTAGTGGATCGACTCGGGCCGCCGCAGGTGGACCTTCCGGGCCTGCCCGCCCGCGGCCCACTCGATCAGGTCCCGCCAGGAGACCCGGACCTGCTGGCCGGTCTGCAGCTGGAGGCAGTGGTGGGTCATGTAGACCTCTCTTTGCGGGCAGCGCTGGTTGGTCTCACCGGTCTTCCGGGCGAGCATCGTGCCGATCCAGTAGAGCTTGTAGCGCTCCCAGCCCGGCGGGTCCTTGTCGGTCACGGTGGCGGGGGAACGGTCCGAATGAAGTCGGATAGTAGTCATAGCTTTTCAGCTTCTCTCTTGAGTGGAAAGCGCGCCCCGTCGTCCTAGCGGCGGGGTTTTCTGTTGTCGCGGCCACGGCGGGACTCGAACCCGCGGCTCGCGTGTTGCGTGACTCTGTCCGCTGAGTTACGTGGCCGAGTGCCCCGGGTCCTTTCCGAGGCCCGGGGCGGCTCCTTACACCTCCTTCCACAGAGCGCGTGTCTGTGAGAAGAGAAAGGTACGTCTAGTAGGGCGCACGGGCTCTCGCCACGCGGCCAACTGTGCGGGTGGGTAATGTGGGCGACCCGCGGCGCCCTGTGGCCACGAGCGGGCACGATCCGCTCTGCGTCCAAGGTGGCCATCTGCCCGGCTTGGCGCCAGCGTGCCGGGCGAACGCTGCCCCTGGGTGGCTCGGGGCGAGCCGTGTCGGATCAAGCCGTGAGGGGCAGCAGTGGGAAATGGCGAAGGGCGCATGTCTCTCTGGCGAGAGGCGCGCGTCTGTGAGCAGCCCGCCAGCCGACCAGGTGGCTCCTGGATGGGCCTTGCGGCGAGAGCCGCCTGAGCCCGTGGTTGGCGGGCTTTTTATGTCTGTGAGCAACCCGCCGGCGAGGGGGGGCTATTGGTGCCGGCTACCTGCGGGGTGGCGAGCCCCGCGCCGGCAGCTCCTCGGGGCTTCAGCGCTTGGATGTTGTTTCTGTGGGGAGCCCGCTGCCTGGCGCCCCGTCGCCCCGCACTTCCATAAGGCGCTTCGCCTCGCCGCGCACCTCGTCCATCTCCTTCTCCCCGCGGTCCGCGAGGGCGTGGAGGCGCCGCACGTTCCCCTGTCGGTATGCCTCGTGAATGTCGGCGCTGACCCGGACCAGGTCGACGACGTTGTCTTCGATCTCTCCGTTGATCTCGGTCTTCTCGCCGCGCTCCTCGAGCCGGTGCGTCCCCGGCACGTAAAGGCGGGAGAGGAAGGGATACCCCTCGCGGCACGCCTTCTTGGCGAGCTGGCGCTTGCAGGTGTCATTCGGCTCGCATCGGCCTCGCTTCCAGGCGCGGGCGGTGGACTCCTTGCGGCCGCCCCACTCGGAGACGGTCCGGGCCGGGTCGCGGCCTTCATCTTCCAGGCCGTACCAGGTCCGGCGAAAGGCGTCGAGCCAGGTCTCGTCGGTAGAATCAGAATCTGCCATCGGGATCTGAGCAACAGGAGTGAAGAAGAGCCGTGCAGGCAAGTGCTAGGCGGGGACAGTCTCGGCCTCTTCCCGAACTACGTCCATCAGAGATGGGCTCTCGATCAGCATCTGCTCCACGTCCGGTGCAATCTTTCCGGCCAATGCCAAAAGCTCATCAGCATCGGTGTCGAGGGCGTCAGCAACCCGCACAATCGTTTCCGTCGATGGCGGCGGGGCTTGCCCATTCTCGATCCGACAGATGTAGGTGTGTCCAACATCGGCCTTCTCCGCAACCTCTACCTGCGTTGTGCCTCGCATCTGGCGGATCGAGCGCATCTTGCGCCCAAATCGTGGATCAACAGCTCTTGGCATCGGGCGGCCTTTTGGCTATGTTGGGGTGCCGTGTCAAGTCAATGCGATAAATTAGACACTATGCGCACAGTGTTGGTTCACACTGTGTGTTGAGTTAATGTGAATTGCGCAAACTCTGTTATGCCGCCCAGTTCCGTTATAGATAGTCCTGTCCAGAAGGAAATAATGGACCTAGTTAGGTCTTCGGGTGAACCCCTGCAGCCCAAAGAGATGGCGGAAGAGCTCGACCGAAGCCGAAATAGTATCAACTCCGCTCTGCGCAAGCTCAAGGACGCTGAGGAGCTTGCGCAGCCAGCATACGGCTTGTATGATCTACCAGAGCGGGTTGAAAAAGAGAAGGTGAATCAGATGGAAGACGTAGAGCTTCCCCTGGGGCAGGATGAAGAAGACCCCACAGGAGGAAGCGGGAATAGGTCAGTACAAATCCCTTTGTACTCCCTCCAGGCCAGTGCAGGAACTGGCGAGCCAGCCTTGAAAGAAGAGGTGCGCGACTACATCAGCTATGATCGGCGACAATTGCGCCGCGAAGTAGGAGCAGATCCCGACGACCTAGCTGTACTGACAGTGCAGGGTATTTCAATGAAGCCCACGCTGACCCCTGGGGACCGAATTCTTGTAGTCCGTCACAACGGGGGAGCATTGAAGGATGGGAGCATCTATGTTCTTCGAAATCCAGCTTCAGGTGTAATCGTAAAGCGCCTGTTCTGGGAAACGGAAACGGCTGCTCGCCTGGAGGGGGACAATAGCCGAGTGCCGCAGAACGAGATAAAAGCGGACGATGATGGTCACATAGAGGGCTGGGAAGTTCTGGGTCAGGTTGTCCGAGTCCAGCAACACCTGTGACCAATCTTCTTGAGGTCGGGCAGAAGCTTTGAGAGGTTCGAGATACTCACCCCCACCTTCTCTTCAAGAAAAAAATAAAGGTCCTATGCGATATTCCTACAGTGGATTACTTATCGTAATCTTGGTATTCGTCGGGACTATTGGGTGTACGACAACATATCGTGCTTCTTATGAGATGTCCCTGGATGAGGTAGAACGACCAGCTGATGCTGAACAGCGGTTCGGTGAGACAGAGGTATCTGAGACTGATACGTCTTATGTGTTTGAGGATCAATTCATACGTGCGGTAGTGGCGCCGACAGGTAGTTTTACGTTGATGAGTATTGAGAATAAAACTGACAATACAGTACGCATAGATTGGAACCAGGGCGTATTTGTCGGGCCTGATGGGTCAAGTCAGACCCTGGTGCATGGCGAAATGCGGCGGATGGACATAGGGCGGGAGGTTTCACCGACCGTCATTGGACCAAGGGCTGCGGTTGAGAAAATAGTTAGCGGAGATGAGGAAGTTGATGGGGCTGAAAAAATGCCTACCACTCGCGTTGCGCAAAACAGTGAAAGCCAAGAGGTAAAAAAATCCCTTCGAGAAAATGCGGAATCTCTCGTTGGTAAAAGCTTCGAAATTCTGATGCCATTTAAGATTGAGGGTACAATCAATGAGTATATTTTTCGCATCGGGATCAATGAGGCAAGTCTAGAGACCGTTCAATAAAAACTGCCCGAAATCAGTTGCCATGCGATACGTCTTTTTGCTGGTACTCCCTCTGTTCGTAGGTGGATGCTTGGCCGCTGCTGCGGGTGCTGCTGGTGGGGCAGCGGCTGACAACGAAGACGCAGAGTACCTCGAGTACTACCTGATGACCGAAACGATGCCCGACAGTATCCGCACGGCGATGGAGAAGGAGCGTCTGGCCGTGGGCATGAACAAGACGCAGGTCCGCCTCGTCATGGGAGCTCGGCCGCATCACCCAGGAGACCCAAGCAGCGTGACGAAAGAAGGAGACGAAGAGCTGTGGGTCTTCAAGTCTGACAATAGACCTGATCGGGTCGTCCGGTTCGACCAGGAGGGAACTGTGATCAAGCTCGAGAGGCGCTTGATCTGATCCATGCAACGCTCCGATCCACCGCTGCTGCTGGGCGGATGCCTGGACGCCGCGGCCCCTCTGAATGTCGGAGAGGTGACGTCGACGTACATGCCGAATCGGAAGCGTCGCACAGATCTTGCAACCTTGCATGGTACAGTCTCTTTAACCAAGCCCGAAGACGGGGCCTGTCGTGTCTGATCACCTCTCCGTTTCTGATATGGATCTGTTTGAGGAGGACCCCGAAGAGCCGGAGCTTGACCTAGAGCGTCTCCGTGAGGCCATCCTCTACGTGTGCTCGCTTCCCCAAGAGCGCAGGGACATCAGCGAGACGAAGCTTCATAAGATCCTGTTCTACGCCGATCGAAGGGCGTATTTCGAGCTCGGCGAGCCGATTACTGGGGCCAAGTACATTCGACACCAATTTGGGCCGTACGCCGAGGTGCTTCCAGACACGTTGGAAGAGCTTGAGTCGGACGATGCGGTGGCTGTGCGAAAGTACCAGATCAGTGGAGTAGAGCTCGGGCCGAACGTCCAACATTGTCCGCAAGTGTTCACCCGCCCGAATACGGATGTTTTTTCTGAGGAGGAGCGCAAGATTCTCACGCGGGTTGCACGGGAGATTTTTCCGCTAAACACGACGACGGTGAGCCAGAAGTCTCACGACGTAGTCTGGGAAAGCGTGGAGCCGTTTGCAGAGATTCCATACTACCTGTCGTACCTTCAGGTTACCGAGAAGGATGATCGGGACGAGGTGATGGACTGGGCTCGAGAGAAAGCTCAAGAGCTTCAAGAGGAAGGGTAATGCTCCCACCTGAACCAGTCCGTGATTGGGCTCCTGCGAATCGGGAAGTCAAACGCCAAATCGATAGGATTCTCGATGGCCCGCAGCAACTCCGGTCAGCATTTCGGGCAATGACACATGTCTTGTGCATTAGCCCTGAGCACTCAGAGACTGAAGATTTGCCGGGAGAGCACCGCGTTTTTGCACGGAAACCCGAACCGAACCCTGGAATTCCGGGGTTGGCGATTCTCTACTGGTATGACGCAGAAGAAATCGTGATTTGGGACCTCAGAGTTGAGTGGCCCGAGGAATGAGGATTTGCGATGTACCGTAACCACTCACGACCGAAGCTCTACTTCTCGTTCTGACCGTCCCCGCATCGGCCCAGCAGCCCGGCCAGACATTCACCGTGCGCCTTTGGGGCACCGACGCGCCGGAGTCCTCCCAGCCGTACGGTGGGAACGCCACGAGCCGAGCGCGCCAGCTGGTGGGTGGGTCCACCGTTCGCGTTTCTGTGGAGGAGATGGACCGCTACGGGCGGGCTGTGGGGAGAGAAGAGGTAATGAAAACAATGTATGGTAGACCTCAAACCAATAGGCTAGAGGGGTGGGATCGTTGTTTCTTTGTAAAACTCTTCTCAGTAAATGTCGCTGATCCTTTCGGTTCAAACGCCAGATGGTATAGTCATTGCTGGAGATAGTCTCTCCACAATGCGAAATGCTTTTCAGATGGAAGGAGATATTGAAGTTCAGTGTCCGAACTGCGGTGACATACACCAGCAGCGCGTGAACACGCCTCAGGTGCAGATGCCGTCCACGACGATGCCTTACGCCCGAAAGTTATTTCCCTTTATGGATGATTTTGGCGTTGGTACGTTCGGAGCTGGTCAGCTTAACGGGAAAACCATGTACTTTGCCGTTCGAGAGCTTGAAGAGGAACTGGTTGCCGACGATAAAGTGGTTGAATCGGTGACCAATGCTGCTGATCGTATCGGAAACCGCGCTCATGAGCTACTTGAGGAACAGGTCGATACGTCCACCGATGATATCCCTTCCGACGAAATGGTTGTCGGTTTTCAAGTTGTAGGCTACGGTTCTGATGGCACTCCGGAAACCACTCAAGTTGAGGTTGGGAATGATGTAGACCTCAATAAACGAGACGATGAGATGATCGCCTCCGGCCGTGTTGAGGTGGTTAACGCACTGCACGAAGTCTGGGATAATCAGGGTGCTGGCCCGGCCTATCAGGTCTTTTCGTTGCAAGATGCAGTTAACTATGCGGAGTTTATGATCCGCACGACTTCGAATCATCAAGAGTTTTCGCAACGCATGCCCACTGTAGGAGGCGCTATCGACATTGCGCTCGTAACGCCATTCGATGGATTCCAGTGGGTTCGTCAAAAAGATCTTTCACAAACAATCGAGCAGAACCGCTATGACTGACACCGTAGGACGGAACTCGAAATCTCAACCCGCTGAACTAAAAAACACAGAGACGAAGAAAGACGAGTCGGTTGCCCTAAATTTTCAGACAGGGACCTACAGTCGCTCTACCGGAGACACTAATTCTGAGTCTCAGGACAAGGAGAGCGAATAAGTTTCACCTGAAAGTTTAGGAATGCCCACCCCCGCTGTTAAGTGGGGGTGGGTTTTCTTTATTGGAAACCCTTTCTTCTCCAGTAGCATAAAGGAGATCAGTTATCGCACCCTCGCCAGGTGCTCAGCCGCTCACAGACACGCTCAGGTCTTCCTCAAGCCCGTGCGCCCGGATCAGCCCGTCCTCCATGAGGAGGCGCGCAGTTCCATCAAGCGTGCCCTCCGCCAGTATGCCCGCGAGCAGTCCGCTCGCGATGTCGCACTCTACGGGGCCTCCATCCGTATGGGTTGGAACGAGCTCCAGGCCCGCGCCGGCCTGTCCCCACACGACTTGTCTCGGCGCCTGTCCCGCGTGAGAGAGCACCTCAAGGCGGCGGTGTCTCCGGAAGGATCGCCTTCTAACGAAGAGTCGCCTTCTGGGAGTCACTCTCAACGCCCCACCTCGCCGCCACAACAGTAGCCGATGCCCACCTGGGCCCAGCGTCTCCGCCGCTCTACCGGCGTCTCCACCGGTGAAGAGCCCGGCCCGCACCTCGGCGCGCTCTCCGGCTGGCTCCGCCGCACGCGCCAAGCGGCCGAGGGCTACGGCCGGCACGCCACCAAGCAGGCCGTGCGCGACGTCGATCCGACCGCAGAGGAGCAGGAGGCCCTCACGGCCCTCTTCGCCCTCCAGGCCGAAACGATCTACTGGGTCTGTTCGGACCTGCTGGAGCGGTACACCGAGTCCGCGCACGCCGACCGCCCGAGCCTTCAGCTCGAGGACCTCCTGGCAGAGGCCTATCCGCTCTTCCTTCGGGCCCTCGTCCGCTACGACCAGGAGCGGCCTCTCGAGGTGCACGTCCGCCGGGCCTTCCGTGATCGCGCCAGAGACTACATCGAGAGCCGGCTTCACCGGCCGGCTTCGAATCCAGAGGGGCACCCCCACCCGGTTCTTCCCGACACGCCGGAGCCGGTGCCAGAGGTCGACGTCGGCGCGATCTGCGAGGAGCTGCAGGAAGAGGGCTTCGTGCCGGAGCTCGGGGAGTCATCTGAAAGGAAGGACCCGCCGGACACGCCGTAACCCCCCGTAGTCTCCGAAAGGCCGCCGCAGCAGAACCGAAAACAATGCCCATGACCAATGCCGGACGTGCCCCGCTGTGGTGCCGAGAATCGAGACGGCGCCCCCTGCGGGCTCCCGGCCGGCTGGGGCACCGATCACAAAGGGGAGGGGCGGTGCAAGCACCACGGCGGAGCGACAGAAGGTGCGGGGGCCCCGGAGGGCAACAAAAACGCGGTGACGACCGGAGAGCACGAGTCGATCTTCTACGACACGTTAGGCGAGAAGGAGCAGGAGCTCTGGCACGCCGTCGACGCCGACCAGCTCGCCCAGCTCGACGAGCAGATCCGCCTGATCAACATCCGGGAGCGCCGAATGCTGAAGCGCATCCAGCGGATCAAGCGCCAAGAGCTCACCCTCACGGCCCGTGAGACGGAGGAGGGGGCCGCTCCCTCGGCCGGGGCCTCAGTGCAGGTCGACACCGAAAGAGAGCAGCACACCGCCACGATCGAGCGCATCCAGAGGATCGAGAAGGCCCTCACCCGGGTCCAGGCCGAACACCGGAAGCTGATCCGGGAGAAGTACCGCATCCTGAAGGACCAGCCGGCCGACAACTCCGAGAAGCTCGACGAGCTGCTCGGCCGGATGTCCTCGATGCGAGACGACGCTGGAGACTACCAGTCCCCTGAAAGCGGATGAGCAGTGACGCCGTACATCTCGGCACGGACGTCGGGGCCTCCGACCCGCTCGTGAGCCCCCAGCAAAAGCGGGCGTTTGCGCAAAGCACGGCCCGGACGAACATCGCCTGGGGCCCAGTGCGCTCCGGAAAAAGCGTCGGCCTCGAGTTTCTGCGGTGGTTCGAGTTTGTGGCCACGACCGAGCCGAAGGGGGGCGAGTACCTCATGGCCGGCAAGACGCTCAAGAGCCTCGAGCGGAACGTCCTCCGGCCGATGCAGCGGTGGTTTGGGCCTGCCCTCGTCGAGTGGAGCCTGCACCAGAAGGAAGGGACGATCGCCGGGGAGCGGGTCGAGCTCGAGGGCGCAAACGACGAGGGGGCCGTCGAGAAGGTCACCGGAATGACGCTCCGGGGGGCCGTCTTCAACGAAATCACCCTCTTCCCCGAGAACTTCTTCAACCAGACGCTGGCCCGGCTGTCGGTCCCAGGGGCGAAGCTCTTCGGGACGACGAACCCGGCCGGGCCCTACCACTGGCTGAAGGAGAAGTACCTCGACCGGGAGGAAGAGCTGAACCTCCGCCAGTGGCGGTTTCGGCTCGAGGACAACATTTTCCTCGACCCGAGCTACGTCGAGGCGCTGAAGGCCGAGTACACAGGGATGTGGTACAAGCGCTACATATTGGGGCTCTGGGTCCTAGCGGCTGGCGCCATCTACCAGATCTTCTCTCGGGAGACCCACGTCCGGGAGTTGCCTGACGGCCGCCGACGCCAGGTCAATCGCTACATCGTCGACTGCGACTACGGCACGTCCAACCCGACGACGTTCAGCCTGAAGGGCCTCTGGCACGAGGAGTGCGCAGACGGCCGGGAACGGGGCTTCGCGCACGCCTTCCGGGAGCACTACCACGACGGCCGCAAGGAGGGCCAGAAGACCGACGCTCAGCATGCGCAGGACCTCATCGACTGGCTGCCGGCCCGCGTCGGGGACCGAAGCATCGACCCGACGATCTACTGCGACCCCTCGGCCCAGTCGTTCATCACCGAGCTCGAGGAGCGGGGCTTCGACGTCGCAGAAGCGGAGAACGACGTCATCGACGGCATCCGGTTCGTGAGCTCGATGCTCGATGGGGAGGCGGCGGCCGACGGCTGGCCCCGGCTCACCTTCGACCCAGACTGCGAGGAGACGCCGAAGGAATACAGCTCCTACGTGTGGGATGAGAAGGCCCAAAAGCGGGGCGAGGACAAGCCCCTCAAGGAGCGCGACCACACCTGCGACCGGGACCGCTACGGCCTCTTCACGACGCTGCACGAACCGGACCGGACGGAAGAGGCCTTCGGCTCCATTCTTTCTGCCAACTGACCTGCACGCGACATCCCCCCATAAGCGACAGCTCACCATGCCGATCCACCAGGCTACGCACCCCCATTTCGACGATCACAAGAAGGACTGGACGACGGTCCGCCGGATGATGACTGGGGAAAAGGTCGCGGCCGAGCTCATCCAGCGCTACTTCGAGCACCGGGACCACTTCGACCAGCGGCAGAAGGATGCGGACTTCACGCCCCGGACCCGCTTTCTGCTGGGGCGCCTGGCGGGGATGCTGTTCGAGCGGGCCGGCGACGTGCAGCGGGATGAGGGCCCGATCGAGGAGGGCAGCCTCGAGCAGGCCGGCCCCAAGGGCGAGGACTACCGGGTGCTTCTCCTCAGGCTCGCGCAGACGCTTCTCAGCCACAACGAGGCGGTCGTGGTGCTCAACCCCGCGACGGGCCTGCACGTCCAGACGCCCCTTACGAGGCCGCACTGGACTGGCCAGGAGGCGACCATCCAGGGAAGCCGCGTGGAGGCGAGTTCAGTGATGGAAGACGGTACGCGGGTGCGGACGTGGACCCGCTACATGCCGAGCGGCTTCGAGGTGTACCGAAAAAGCGTCAGCAACGAGGACGAGGCGGAGCTGATCGGTTCGGGCACGTGGGCGGGGGACGCCCGGCCCGGTGGGGAGGCGCCGTTTTTCGTAGATGATGAGGGCCGGCCGACGGCGCCGGTCCTTCGCGTAGAGATGTCGTGGGAAGCGCAGGTCGGCCTCCAGATCGCGAAGAAGCACCGGTCGATCTTCCGCATGACCAGCCGCCGGGACTTTGCCCTCTCCGCCGCAATGAACGGGCTCATCCAGCTGGGCGTCGGAGACAACGAGAGCTTAGCCGATGAGATCGAGCACCGCCTCAAAAGCGGGCTGAAGGTCGTGCCGTACGACTCGGACTACGGGCCCCACCAGGGCCTGGAGATGCCCACCGCCGGCGTGGAGGCGGGGAGCAGCGTTCTGAAGGGGAAGAAAAAGGAGCTCAACCGGATCGCGTACAACGAGCTCGAGGAAGGGGCCCGGACCTCTGGATCGGCGACGGAGGCGCAGATCAAACACCAGGGCGGGGCAGCCTCTGCTCTTAGCGTCCTCGCTGAGACGATGGCCGACGCGGAGCAGCGTATCCTCCGGCTCAAGGCCCAGGCGGAAAACTTCAGGGAGTATGCCGGCCCCCAGCCCTCTCCGCCGGGCGTCAGCGTCGAGTGGCCGACCGACTACAGCGACGTGGTCGGGCCCAGCGAAGACGATCTGGCCCGCCGCATCTTCGGGTCCCAGCTCCCGGCCGACGAGGAGACGGCCACCGAGGTCCTCATGGACGTCTTCCGGGAAGAGGGATACGAGCCGGGGGAGGACGCTCTTGAGGAGGAGGTGCGCTCGGCGCTCGACCGAAGCGCGCAAGCAAGCTCGACCACAGGTCAGTTTCTTCAGTAATGCCTAACCCTCAGCGCACGTACAACGAGGCGGTATCGGAGGCACGGGCCCGCCTCATCCAGGGCGGCCTCACCGCCGAGGTCGTGCAGCGCATCCGGGAGGCTCTGGCCGAGAGCCTCATCCGTCTCACAAGTGAAGCGGAGGCGGGGCGCCTGACGCCGGAGCGATTGGAGAACCTCCGCCAGAGCCTCGACCGGGCCCTGCAGTCGTACCGCGACCAGGCGGTCGTCGTCCTCGAGCAGGGGCGCCGCGACGCCATGCAGCTCGCGGTGCAGGGCCACACGGCCGGGCTCACGGCCGCACTTGAGGAGGCCGGTCAGGCCGGCAGCATCGCTGTCGGGGAGACGTTCACCGATGTCCCGGATCAGGTGCTGGAGGTGCAGGCGGCCCGGCGCGCGGTAGATACCACAGACACGATGGCGACGCTCGTGAACCGCAGCGTGCAGGGCGCCGCGGATGACATCGACGAGCAGCTCGGCCGGATCGTGGATCAAGGCGTCGACAACGAGATGGTCGCGGAGGACATCGCTCGCGTCTTGGCCCGGGGCAACCCAGACCTGCAGAACACCCTGAAGCAGATGGGACGGGGAACCGATGTCGACATCGACCCGGAGGCCGACCCGGTCGCCCTCGACGAAGACGCTCTGCAGCAGGCCCAGCGCGTCGAGTACGAGGCGCGCCGCATCGCGGTCTCCGAGACGAACAGCCACTACCACGAGGCCGATGTCGTAAGCGCCATCCAGAGCCCTGTGGTGGACCTCCTGCGGTGGCGCACCTCACAGCTGCACACGCACGAGAAGCGCTACGTGCCCGACGTGTGCGACTTCCTCGAGCAGGCGGACCTCTTCGGCTACGGGGAAGGGCTGTACCACCCGGCCGGCGTGCCGGCTCTGGTGCACCCGCATTGCCAGTGTAGGGTCGAGACCGTGCTGAAGCCGCCGGAGGAGTATGGCACGCCCAACCGGGCCCTGCCCGAGGAGCGGGAGCTCTCGGAGACGACCGTGGAAGACGCCCTGCGGGAGATAGAGGGGGATCGCACGGTCACTGAAACGTATGCCCAGCGGCAGGCCGAAGCCCTTAACGAACACCTCTCCACGGCCTTTGAGGCCGGCCGAGACATTATGCAGTAGGGAAAGTCCGGGCGGCCCGAGTACCCCCTTCCGGCCGGTAACCCCCCGTAGTAGGCGAACGGCGATTCTAAAGCCGTTTCTACGCCTCCCGCGGGCGGTGAACTGCGGGCGGGTACGCCACGAGGCAAACGCCGAACGGCGGCACAGCGCGGACGGCCCGCGCCCACACAAGCTCCCCGGACTTACTGTCCCCTTTTTATTCATGCCGATCTACGAGATCCCCGACGACGCGGACGTCGACCTGCCGGACGGCGCAGAAGAGCGCGACGACCTGCTCAGGCAGGAGGAGGTCGACAACATCGTCCAGACGCGCCTGAATCGCGAGCGGAGCAACGTGCGCCAAGACCTCCGCTCCGACGAGGAGTTTCTGCAGGAGGCGATGCAGGAGACCTTCGGGGTCGAGCTCCGGGAGGACGGCCGGCCGAAAGGCGCCCCCTCGGACGACGAGGTGCAGGAGATGCGGCAGCGCATCTCCGAGCTCGAGTCGGAGGCCGAGGAGGCCGAGCGGCTTCGCGAGCGCATCGACAGCGCCAGAAAGACCGAGCTGGAGAACGAGCTGCTCTCCAGTGCTGACGGCGTCAAGGAGGACATGCAGGACGTCTTCATGTCCTACGCCAAAAGCACCTTCACCTACGACGACGAGTACGGCTGGGTCGCGACTAACGACGAGGGCGAGGTCCAATTCGAGGGCGGCGAGCCGGTGCGGCCGAGCGACTTCGTGGAGGAGACCCGGGAGGAGCGGCCGTCGATGTTTCGAGAGTCCTCGATGCAGGAGGGCCCCAGCTCGACGCCGACCGACGAGGGCGGCTCCCAGGAGACGATGCCCCGGGAAGAGTTCGAGTCGATGTCGCCGGAGAAGCAGAAGTCCTTCGTGGATGAGGGGGGGCAGGTCGTAAGCGAGTAACCTCCTTCATCACTGAGCTACAAGACTCATGGCGGACCAAAACACACTCAACAACCTGATTCCCGACCTCTACGCGGCAATCGACCGCGTGCGGCGGGAGCTTACCGGCTTCATTCCGGCCGTCAGTCGCGACTCTCGCGCCGAGCGGGCCGGCAAGGGCGACACCGTTAGCGTGCCGGTTACCACTGGCGAGACGGCCAAGGACATCACCCCGTCCAACGTGCCCCCGGACAGCGGCGGCACTGCGGTGAACACCCGCAAGATCACCATCTCAAAGAGCCGGGCGGTGGAGATCCAGTTCACCGGGGAAGAGATCCGGTCTTTGCAGAACTCCGACACCACGGGTGCGGACAACAACTACGTGGAGATCCGGCAGAACCGCATCGTGCAGGCGATGCGCACGCTGGTAAACGAGGTGGAGACCGACCTGGCCGGCCTCTACACCGGAGCGGCTCAGGCGTACGGGGCGCCCGGCACCACGCCCTTCGGCACGAAGGACGATTTCTCGGACTTTGCAGGCGTGGAGGAGATTCTCGACGACCTCGGGGCGCCGTCGATCGACCGGCAACTGGTCGCCGGCTCGGCGGCCTGGAAGAACCTGAGGGGCGTGCAGACCGGCATCCTGCAGCGGGCCAACGAAGCTGGCACCGACGAGGCGCTTCGCAGCGGCGAGTTCGGGGAGGTACACGACATGACGCTACGCAACTCCGCGCAGGTTCAGTCCCACTCGCACGGCTCCCTCACCGACGTCACGGCCAATGCGAACGGGGCGGGCACCACCCAGGTCGACGTAGAGACGGCCGGCTCGACCGGCGACATCTCGCTGAACGAGGGTGACGTGATCTCCTTTGCCGGCGACGACAACCTCTACGTGGTTGCCGCGGACACCTCGGCCGGGGCCGGCGTGGCCTCGACGACCATTCCGATCCGGGAGCCGGGCCTCCGCGTGGCCACCACCGACGGAGACAGCGTGTCGGCCGAGAGCAACTACACGGCCAACGCGGCCTTTCACCAGAGCGCGATCCAACTCGCGACCCGTGCGCCGGCGCTGCCGGACGGTGGAGACATGGCGACCGACCGGACCCAAGTGACTGACCCACAGACCGGCCTCACGTTCGACGTCGCCCAGTACGACGGGTACCACCAGCGCCACTGGGAGATCGGGCTCGCCTGGGGGCAGGCGGTCACGAAAGAGGAGTTCATGGCCCTGCTGCTCGGATAACGCCTCCCCAATGGGGGGGGCTCTCGTGCCCGGCGGGCTTCGCCGGGCTTCTTTCCCATTTTGCTCATTGCAGTTATGGCTCGACGCGACACGATCAAAATCGTCCCCGACGCGGACTTCTCAACGGAGTTCGTCCGCATCCCGGCCGAGGAGTTCGACCCCGAAAAGCACGAGCGGTACGACCCTGACGGAGGCTCATCCTCCACTGAGGTCGATGCGACCGACGGGGCCCGCGCCCTCGCCGGTGAGGAGGACGTTGACCTCACGTCCATCGAGGGCAGCGGCAAGGACGGCCGCATCACCAAAGCTGACGTCAAAAGCGCGACCTGATGCCCGACATCCTCACGAGTGACACGTTCGATGAGTGGCTGGATGACGATGTCCAGTCGGAGGCAGGCCTCGAGCGAACGGTCGACCGGGCCGAGCAGAAGGTGATCGGTCGCTACCGGGAACGGGAGCGTGGGTCCGCCCACGCCCTGCGGGAGACCACACAGGAGGTGACGGTGCAGCTGGTGGGTTGGGAGGAGACAGCCGACGGCACGCCGGACATCGGCGCAATGCCGGGTGACCTGGTCGAGCGGCTCCGCGACTGCATCGCCCGCATCGTGACCCGCTGGGTCGAGTCCCCAGGCGGAGACGTCCGGAGCAAGAGTGTCGGCTCTCGGTCGGTGACCTACGACAAGGATGCCGATGCCCTGCCCCACAGCGTGTACGCCCCGCTGCGCCCTTACGATGACCGCACGCCCTACAGCCCTGGGGTATAAAGCACCCGCTGAGCAGATGGACTTTTTCGCCCATCACATTGAGGTCACCCGCCCGCCCGATCGCGACGGCCTCGGCCGCGAGAGCGGCACCGCGACAACGGTCTACGACGGGCCGGCCGAGATCCAAGAGCAGGCCGTCAAGAAGCGTGGGCAAAGCGGGCAGGTGGTCCGCGTTGGCGACGCGACAGGCTTCATCCCCGACGATGAGCCCTTCGATCTGCAGGCGTCGGACGTGGCCACCGTGACGCGCCCCGACGGGACGACCTTCGCGGCGACGGTGGCGTCGGTGACTCGGCTGGACCAGAGCTTCGTTCTTTCGAAAGATCGGTAGCCGAAAGGCGCCTCTACAATGGCCCGCCTCCGCGTGAAGGGACTTCGCTCGCTGCGCCGCTCGCTGCGGTCGTACGCGAGAGACGTGCGGGTAGAGGTCGCCCTCGAAATGACGGCCGTGATGGAGGAGATCCAGGACGCGGCCCGGGAGATGGCGCCGTTTGAGACGGGCCAACTGGAAGGGTCGATTCAGCCATCTCCCCGGGTCGTAGATGCAGACGAGCTGACCGGACGCGTAACTGCAAACACTGAGTATGCCGCCGTGCAGGAGTTTGGGTTCACGGGCACTGTCTCAGTGGATGCCCACAAGCGGACGATGAAGCAAGGCTTCGGCGACTCAAGCAACTACCCGATGACCGTCACGATCCCCGCTCACACGCGCCGCATGGACATCGAGGGCAACTTCTACCTGACGAAGGCGGCTCAGACCGCGAAGCAGACCTACTCGAAACGCATCGGAGACGCGATTCAGCGCGCACAGTAATCGGTACGCCTTGAATGAGCCTCCCACTTCGACCGCTTACCACAGCCATCTACGAGCGCCTCACCGGCGAGGACGGCGCCGGGCTGGAGCTCCCCGTAGATGTCTTCTACGCCGGTTCCAAAGAGGCGACGACCGAGTACGTGGCAATCCAGATTCCGACGTCGAGCCGGCGGGTCACAAAAACGACAGACGGCCGCACCTCAATCATCGCGCTCCGCTGCCACACCGAAGCCCCAGACGGCAATGCCGAGCCCCTCACGGCATTCGACCTCGCTGAAAGCGCCCACGAGAGTCTTGAGAGCCAGGAGCTCTCCCTCGGCTTGGACCACGCGTTGCTCTACTTCCCCGAGCCCCAAGACGTGCGCCCCAACGGGTACGACATGGACGGCGGCACGCGGGCGATGGACGTGATCCTTCGGTACGACCTGCACACCCAACACACCCCGTAGCTGCTTTGCATAGCGACACAGACCCATGGCCGCACCAGAAACCGAAATCGTCGGCGTCAACCTGCTCACCAAGGCAAACGGCACGCTTATCGGCGGCCAGACTGACCTGACGCTCGACAAGACGCTGAACCTCCAGGAGGTAGAGGACAAAAACGCCGGCTTCTTTGGGAAAAGCATCCCCGGCTTTGAGGAGTCGAGTATCACCGCCGACAACGCGTACACCGGCGACGGTGGAGAGCACATCCTCGGGGAGGACGACAACGTCGAGGCCCAGCTCACGAGCCAGGATGGGAGCGCGACGGAGGTGGTGCAGGGCCTCCAAGAGCTGACGTGCACGCTCGAAAGTGAACTTGTGGAGGTACAAACCTTCCAGAGCTCCGGCGCAAAAGAGTACCGGGTCGCGGGCCAGTCGCTCGACCTGTCGCTGTCGGGACAGTACTTCGACCCGGCTGCCACCGATGGGGCGGGGCATGACCTGATTCTCTCCGCGGAGGAAGCCGACGAATACCTTTCGCTTTCGCTCACCTTCGGCGCCTTGACCATCAGCGGGGACATTCGCCCGGAGGACTGGTCGCTTTCGGCGCCGGCTGGAAACGACACCGCAACGTTCGACTCGACCTTTCGGCATGAGGGCGTCATCAACCACAATGGCACTGTTGACGGTGGGCTCGATGCCGTGATCGACGCGTGGTTCAACCGAAATACCGTCGCGGCGCTGCTGGAGTACCAGGAAGTCGGGACGGCCGTCAGCGGGGCGACGAAGTACGAGGGGGATGGGTTTGTGTCGAGCCTCGAGCTGTCCGGCACGCAGGGGGAGCCTCTGGACCTCAACTATGAGCTGCAGGTGACCGGCGGCCTCACCCGCGCCTTGCAAGCCTAACTTGAACTGATACGCTAGAGCCCTATGGGAGATACCTGGAGTGACCTTACCGACACCGACACGGCCGAGGACCGCGCCCTTTCGATCGAGGTCCGCGGCAAGAAGTTGCCGTGGCTCATCGACGGGAAGGCGATCCGTGTGATGAAGACCCGGCACGGCACGGACTTGAAGGACATTCTTTCGGCGGCCTACGACCTTGCCCTGCAAGGCGCGGCCGTGCAAGGGTCAGAGCTAAGCGAAGAAGAGCTTGAGGGCCTCTCGGAGAAGCAGGTCGAAGCCCTCGCCGCTGAGGCCGACGGGGCAGATGTGATGGAGCTCACCGACATGTACGAGGCAGTCGGCCGGCTTCTCTGGGCGGGGGCGGTCCGGTTCGAGCCGGAGCTAGGCGAGGAAGAGGTGTGCGGGCTCGTTGGGCCGGACAACATTCGCGGCCTTCCGCTCGGGCCGATGATTGCCCGTGCCTTCCCCGATGAGGGAAACCCCGACGAGGAAGACGACACAGCGGGAAAAGCGTCCCCGAAAAAGGAGACCTCTTGACCACGAGTGACTTTTTTGCCGAGTGCTCTCGGATGGGGCTCTCGCCTCGGGCGGCCGACCGGACTGGCCTACGAGAGTGGTTCGCCTGGCGGCGTGGCCACCAGCGGCAAGAGCGGGCTGAGTGGCGGCGCGCCTTGGCGATCGTGAACACAGTGATCGGGTTTGCCGGGGGCGACCCGGTAGACCTGAGCGAGCTGGAAGCGGGTGCCGGCCGGCGACGCAGCTCTCAGCAAGAGTACGAGGCGCTTCTGGGGCGCAACGCAGACTGGATTCCTTAACTTGATCTCCGGAGCAACAGCTTCTCGTCCCAATGGCCGATGACCCGATTGACGAGCTGGAGGTACTGCTCAGCTTGGACCTTGAGGAGCTAGAGGATGAACTCGAGGAGGCGGTCGACAAGTTTCAGCGGCTGGACAACCAGTCGACTGAAGACGCCCAAGACGAACTGGACGATGCCGCGGAGGCGGCCGACGACTTGTCTGATAAGCTAGACAAGGCAAGCCGAGAAGACGTGGATGTGGACGTCGACGACGGGGAAGTATCGCAGCTCCAACGCCGTCTTCAGGCCCTGGATGGCCGTGACGTGGCCGTTGATCTCAAGTTTGATGAGGGGCGAAACCGAATCGCCCGCAGGCTTTCCGGTAGGGGCGGGTCATCAAGCAAAGAGGGCATCTTCGGGGGTAACCGTTTGCCGGGCGAGCTAGACGAGGTGCAAGAGGGCTTCGCGGCCCTTTCTGCGGTTCCGCCTCAATTGAAGGCTGTGGGCGCAGCAGCGGCGACGGCGGCGGCCGCGATTGGGGCCGGGGCTGGACTGGCAGGTGTCGCGACAAAGCTGGCGGCCGAGTTCGGACCGGCCGGACTCCAGAACGATGTGAAGGCAGCGGGTGCCACATTCAAGGAAACCGGTCGCGACTTTGCAGAAGCCTTCAGCGGGGTGATTCGAAGTGAAGTGCTGCCGGCGGCCCGTGGGCTTGCCGCGGCCGTTCGCGGTGCAGACGACGCCCTTGCCGTCTTCAGCTCCGGAACCATAGAGTTTTTGAAGCAGCTTCCTGGCGCTGGGCCGGCGTTCGGAGCGCTCGTCAATGCAGGCCGGGCAGGCGATAGCGGGCGAGCAGGTGTGCTTCAGGGCGTCGGCAACGTGACTGGGCTTCGGGAAATCGAGCGGACACTTATCAACCAAGTCGAGCGCGTACGAGACCGCTTCGAGCGAGACCTCATCCCGAAGAAGGAAATGCTGTCCCAGGTCAAGGACTTCCGGCTCGATGCGGTCAAGAACCTCCAGAAGCTCCAGCAAAAGTTTCCCGACGCCTTCCCTGAGTCCACGCTTGATGCCTTTGTGGCGAAGCTGAAGCAGGTGCGAAAGCGCCTTGAGGAGGTGAGCAGCGTCTCGCTGGAAGGCGTAGCTCCGCAGCCGGCCGACGCGGAGCAGGTGGACACAGCCCCACGAGAATCCAGTGGCGACAGCCTGTCTGAAAACATCGCTGAGACCTCACCGGTGCCGATGGGCGGGACAGGTGGTGCCGAGCCGCTGCTGCGGCAGGCCCGCATGACACGGCGGGCATTTTTCAAGATCCGCCAGCAGATCCGCGCCTCCATCACCCAGATGTCGAGCCTCGCCCGCGTCGGCGTGCAGGCATTCGCTCAGCTCGGCAGCGTGATGGGATCGACGGTCGGGCAGGCATTCACCGACCTCATCCGAAATGCAGTTGGCTTCGAAAATAAGATTGGGTCGATCGCAGAAGCGTTCAAGTCCCTTGGCCGCGCGGCGATCGGGGTGCTCCAGCAGGTCATCACGAAGCTCGCCAGCGCCGCAGCCATCGCGGCGATTCTGGGCCCGATTCTCGGCGTGAGTTCGGCTGGGTTTGGGTCGGTTTTCAGCTCATTGATCGGAGGTGGGGGAATCCCAGGTCTCGCCGTTGGGGGCCGGATTGAGGAGAGTGGCATCGCCCGAGTCCACAAAGGCGAACAGGTCGTGCCAGAGGGTATGGTGAGCCGCATACAGGGGCTTGTGCGACAAACCGCACAGCTAAACGCTGCGGCTCTCGCCGGACGCTCTGCAGCGGGCGGCATGAACGTCACGGTAAACGTCGAGGGTGACCGCCGCACGGACGGCCGCGACCTCAAGACCGCCTACGACACCACGACCCGCATACAGAAGCGCAAAGGCCGATGAGCTACGGTACCAAATACAAAGTCCGCTGGAAGGACATCGTGGGGCGGGAGTGTGTCGCCGATGTTCAGCAGCAAGGATACAGCGGGGCCGCTACTAGCCTTCTCGCGGCAGAGACGGCCGTCGACATTGAGTGGGGACAGCAGGGCCAGCAGGACCTGACGGTTCCCTTCATGGTCTCCAGCCTACAGCTCGGCGTCGTGGGCACCCCAGACGCAGAAGCGATGCTCGCCGACATCGCCGACACGCCCGACCAAGAGTGGCGGCTGAAGTACAGCGAAGACGGGCAGCTCTTCTGGCAGGGATTTATTGCCGGGGACCTCTCGGGGGCGAACCCGAACAGTCCTCGCGAAACCATCGAGGTCGAGGCGATCGACGGGCTCGCCTTGCTCGAGAATCACGACGCCTACGACGACGGCGGGGTCATCAGCACAGCCATCAGCCGCCTGCTGCGGGGTGGAATCGGCTATGTTGGACTGCACGACCTGCCGGTCTACACCTCAATGGACTGGCGGCCATCGGGCAGCGTGCCTGACGGGAAGTGCCCACTTGATGAGCTCAGCTTCCAGGACAAGGCCTATAAACAGCTCGACGAGGACCGGGAGCCAGAGGGGACGCTTGACGCACGGACGAACCTCGAAGACGTATGCGAGCGGTTTGGCCTTCGTCTGTTTCAGGCCGGTGGCGCCTGGCACCTCCGCCAGCGCGACCAGATCGAGGACGGGACAGCCCTGAAGCGCTGGAAGATGCCGGCCGGCCAGCTGTCGTTCAACGACTCGCCCACCACAAGCGACGTCACGGCGGCCCTCCCGCATCAGCTCAAGCGCACGGACCGGCCACAGCGCCGCGTGCATCGGCTTCGCTCTGTGGAGTCTGCGTTTCAGTACGACGACCTCGGAGAGCTTGCCCGGAACGGGTCTTTTGAAGACTCACTCTCTACGTGGGTACCAGCTAACGATCCAAATGCAGTCCGCGAGCAGTACGACGACACGCCTCTCCCGGCCGCACAGACCCAGGAGGAAACGTGGGCGCTGCACCTCTCCCGCGCCTTGACCGACCCTTCCCAGCAGGCAAAGATTACCCAAGATGTGCCTGCGCCGATCTTCGACTTAGGGCCGAGAGGCTCGCTGAAGCTGACGTGGAATCAGGTCGACGAGGGAGGTGGAGCATTTGCCTGTGAGACGCAGTGGCAGCTCGGCAGCCACTACGTGCAGGCGCGCAACAAGGAGGTCACCCAGGCCACGAATCAGGGGGAGGATGCCGTTATATACCTCGCTGGCTCGGTGTCAGGGCTGGACGGGACGATCCTTATGCCCGCTGGAGCAGAGATTCCGGTGCGCGGAGGATCGACCGACACCCAAATCACCCTGTCCGAGCCGCTGCAAGCAGGAGATGAGAGACTGATCGGTGAGCTCGAACAAGATGTAGAGAGTGGAGACGGCATTATCTACTGGGTGTGGTCCGATACGCAGCAGACCACCAGCTTCGGTCAAAGCACCTCGTACGACCATTTTGGGCTTCTCAATGCGAACGGCGACTACCCGGTGGTGCCGAGGGACCCTGCAATGGCGCTTCAACCACAGCAGGTTACGATTGCCTTGCAGACGGCTGAAGGGATCGATCTTACAGGCCGTGACCTCCAGGTCTCTTTCGAGTCCAATGCGGCTTTCGACGTCTACATCGACAACGTCAGTGCAAAGCTGCAGCGCAGCGGCGAGCCGATCGAGGAGACCGACTACATCGCGTTCGACGACCATTATGGGCGTGAGGTAAAGCTCACCCACCGCATCGGTAGCGGGCCCGTCAAAGGCCACCCGCGCGAGCTTACGGATGATTCTGGGGAGCTCTTGACTGACTGGACGTCTGGGCAAGGGCAGACCGGCCTTGGGCTAGAGCAGCTGCTAGCCCAACAGTGGATGCGGCAGCAACGGGAGGCCTTAGACCGCCGGACGTTCCAGTTCGAGGAGCGGGGCACCCAGATCGGTCCGCAACACATCTACGGGCTGGAGGGGACGCCCTACACCGTCACCTATCTCACGTACTCGAAAAGCAGCTCCGGGAACGGGGGCACGATCGAGGTCACAGAGAAGAAAGACGCAGGCATCGCGGGCCTCACCCGGGCCTACGTGATGGACAATCAAGAGGCGGCTAGTGGAGGAAGTGGTGGGACGATCGTCAACGCGGGCGACCAGATCATTGAGGGGGCTGGCTCCTGGGACGAGCTCACCGGCAAGCCCAACTCCCTTCTGGCCCGGAATGGAGATTCGGATGGGTTCGCCACCACCGTGGCCCTGGGGTCCGAGGATGTCACCGGTGCCCTGAATCTCTCCGGCTCCACGTTTCTGGAGGTCAACAGCGACACGAGCCCAGACAGCCTGGTGGCCAGGGTCAAAGACGAGGACGATATGGCGAGCGATTCGGCCACCCACCTGGCCACACAGACCTCCATCAAATCGTTTCTGGAGAACATATTGCCGGAGGGAGGGCAAAATATTGAAGTAACGGGCCTCCCGGACCCTGTTATATCGACCGTAAACCGCCCCACGTTCAACGACGTGATTTTGAGGAACCAGGCGGACGAAAATGATGAGGCGGTTCGGGCGGACCGGACCGTTGAGGTGAACGGCACACCCAACCAAGTGGTGGTGAACGCCGGCAACACTACACAGGGCGCCCTCACCTCGGACGTGTCCGTAAAGCTCCAGGCGCCCCAAAACCTTCACACAGGCGCGGATTTCCGGGTAAACAAACTCCGCCTGGGGGTGGCCAACACGCCAACCAAAGACGGCTCCGCCCACCTCACCGGCTTTATTGGCCACCCCGATTACACGGCCGAACTTGAACACTGGAGGATCACGGCCGCCGGCCTCGGGGATTTTCGGACTCTCCTGGCCGACGAACTGCGGGTGGAGGCGTTTGTGGCCGAGGTGAACGAGGCCTTGGCCGGGGAGGACTTTCTGACTAAAAGTTTCGCCACCCTGGAGGCGCCGTTCACTGTGCCGGGGAGCGTGGGCAACACGGCCACGCTCCACGTCCAGGACCTAGCCGGCCTCGGGGCCACACAGGTGTTCGAGGGGGGAGACACGATCCGAATGAGGTACGTGGACCGTTCCGGTGGGGGCCTCACTGTGGCGGACGTGTGGGTGTCTGTGACCGGGTACAGCGACCAGGGGGACGGAACGCAAACCTGGACGGCCGAACTCCTGGAGTCCACGCCGGCCAGTGGGGAGGACATACTGGAGGGCGCCGTGGCCCTGGATTATGGGGTGTCGGGGGACTTTCTCATTGAACGGTCCGTCCTGGAGCCGGGGGACACCGGCGACATTGCGCCGTACGACCGGATTTTGAAGTGGGAGGACACGAGCGGAAACCAGGTACCCGATTCGTTCGAGGTCTTGAACCTCCGGGGCAATCTCTCGGGCCTGGCCAAAGCCAACGGCTCCGGGCCCGGCGTCTATACCGAACAGGGCCGGTTCACCTCGGACGTGATTGTGGGAGACCTGGAGGCGGCCACCTCGGCCACGGAGGGGACATACCTGAAATTTACCGAGGCCGAGGGCCTGGAGATCGTGGTGGGCTCCGGAGACGTGGAGGCGCAGATCACACAAAACGCCTCGGACATTGAACTCCTGGCCCGGAGGGTCACACAAGAGACCGAAAGCCGGGCCGGGTTGGAGGTGAACGTGGGAGAGAACACGGCCAGTATTCAGGCCAACGCCACGGTAATCGGGGACAACTCCCTGTTCTCCCAGGCCACCCTCTCCCTCCACGCCTCCGAGACGGAGACTCGGTTCGAGTCCTCGGTCCAGTTTACGGACAACAACAACCAGGTGGACAACCGGGCGTCCGTCTCCCTCCTGGCCGGCCCCGGCGGCTCGGCCGCAATCCTAGCCGGGGAAAACATCCTCCTGGACGGGGACACCGAGGTGGCCGGGAGTTTCGAGGTGGCGGACGCCAACATTGAGGCGGATTACGGCGTGACACTCCGCCAACCGGACGAGCCTGTGGACTCGGATGTGAGTGGGCGGTCGCTCCGAAAAGGGGACACCTGGATCGACACGGACGGGGGCGAGGAGGCGTACACGTACAACGGCACAGATTGGGCTCGGACCGAGGTGGACCTACGGGCCCAGGCGGACCAAAACTCGGCAGACGTGGAGCTTTTGGCCCGGCGGGTGGCCCAGGAGACCGAAAGCCGCTCGGCCATTGAGCTGAACGTCTCCGAAAATGCGGCTACCCTCACGGCCAGCGTTCAATACGACCAGGTGGCCAACGGCAATACCTCCGAGGCCGCCATTGAGCTTTTTGCTGGACCGGACGGGAGCAAAGCCACAATCGTCGGAAATTCCATCCTGTTGGACGGGGACACCACCGTTACGGAAAATTTTGAGGTACAAGGGAAGGTTATCGGGGGATTGACTTTCGACGGGGGAAAGATAAAAAACACCTCGGAGGATTACGTAATTGACGACGACGGGATTATACTGGCCGCCGATGATGATGTGTTTGTTCCGAGTTCAATTGTGTGGAAGGACGGGCAAACCAGTGTTGGTTCTGTGTTTACAACTGCCAGTGGACTCCTTGACCTCGTAGGCAAAAACCGGGTCCGGATGCGAATTGATGGGGTGGGTGTTATCCTTGACTGTCTTTCTAGCCAAGAGGAAGTCCGAATTGACGACCGATACGACCTAACAATTGGGCGTTTTCTTAATACCTTTCGGGTAGCTTCTGGCAGTACAAAAGTGGGAAAACCATGGCTTTGGATGAGGGCGGCAGGAGGGGACCCGGATGATTTTTCAACGGCTGGAGCCAAACTTTATTTTAGAAAAGATGGAGGGGGCCAAACACAACTTTACGTCAAGGCAGATAACAACCGTATTGAGCGAGTGACCAATTTCTGAACGACCACAAACAGGACATCCGGACCTTTGAAGGTGAAAACGAACATCCTCACAATTGCTTCACCGAAGTAAAGTAATTATATGCCTTCCGTAGCTGCAATCCTTAATGCTGACACCTCCGATCCTACGCTTTCGATGGGGGCAGGAGCGGGCTCCCCCCTTTCTTCGCGCATGAATTTCAGAAGGTCCACGCCAGGTCGCACTCTTGCCCCCCGTAGTGGACTTTACAAAAAAGTGGGTGAAGATCAGCCTCGGATATGGGGCCCCGAACAGGCACTCGTGGTCGAGGCTGCGGCCACAAATCAAGTCAAGCACTCTTCAGACATATCCAAATGGACAACGAATGACGTAACGATTACCCCCTCTGCTGCTGACTCGGTGTTTGCAGATCGAGACTCGAATGGTAGAGTAAATGCTGCCGAATTCACTGGTTCAAATTATATAAAGACCCAGGGTAATAATGCGGGATTTTTTGACAATACGTTTGAGTCATTTTCTGTCATTTTAGAAATGACTGGCGGGGCGGCAGAAATGGAGGTGCGGAATAAGTCACTTAGTGGCTTCCTTAAAGTTGTCAGTATAAGGTTTGATAAAAATGGTAACTCGTTAAACCAATCGGGCGATATTAGAAAGTCAAATGTAGAGGTTTTGCCGTACGAGGGCCCAAACGGGGGGAGATTAATACGGGCAGTGGCCACTGTGGGGGGGACAAGCCAAACAGACAATAAGACGACTGGTGGGGAGCGACAACTTAGGGTTCGACCAGAAAGTAACACCCACATTCTTCACCACGGGCAAATTACCAATACACGGCAGCTACGGCAACCAATCGTAACTGGCAACTCCAGTAAGCAGGTAAATAAAGACGCCACCAATAACTTCGATGTACCTGTTGATGAACTTCAACAGGGTACTTTTTTCTTTGATTATTTTACAGGGGTAGAGGCAGTAAAAGGGCGGCTAATTGGTGCAAATTTTAGCAACCAGATACAGATACATAATGATAACAACATTATTGTAGAAATAGGCGATGGAGGATTTTCAGTCTCCAGCTCTATTTTTGGGCCCCTCAGACGGGCACGGGTGGCGGTTGCTTGGGATCAGAACTCGTTTGGGGCATCGGGCAGAACAGACCGTGGGGACTTTACAAGTTGGTCCGGAAATTCGAACGGGTTCAATACGAAATTGCAATTGCACGGAAGTGCGAAACAGGGCGTGGGTTTACGCCTGTTCGATCTACGGCTCTACCCGACAAAGTTGGGGCCAGAAGCGCGAAATAACCTGATTGCATTTACATAGGCCCGGCGAACAATGACCGTTCGGCTAAGAATCCGGTATCTCACAAAACCCTTACCATACAACCATAAAACCCTTTAATAAGATGAAAGCAACCAAACGAGAGTGGGTCCAGCGCCTCCGCACAATTGACCAACTGGATTACGGGGTGCTCCCGGACGTTTTGATTTCGGCCCTGTGGGACGCCGTGGAGAAGATTAAGCCCCTGGATCGGGCCGTGGACGGGACACGGGCCTCCCTGGCCAAAAAGTACGCCTGGACCAAAGACGGCCAGGCCCAAACCCTCCAGTCCGTACGCCGGCGTGTCCAGGAGAACATGGGCTCCGAAGTTGGAGAGACCACCGGCCGCTCCGAGGGAGAGGTCCAGGAGGCCGGCCAGGAGGCGGTCCAGGAACGAGTTCGAGAACTCACGGCCGAGTACCTCCAGGTTCAGGTCCGGGAGGAGACCACGATCCTGGTGGAGGACACCGAGGCGTTCCGGGAGGCCATGGAGGACATCCTGGAGGAAACGGTGGCCCTGGACGTGGAGACCGTCCCCCTCCGGGAGGCGGTAACCTCCGGCGTCCCCATGGGAGACCTCCAGGAGGTGGCCGGGTGGATCATAGAGCGCAAACCGGCCGGCTCGGCCGCCGAATAAATTTCGGTCTTCTTTTACGAGGGTACTAAGAGGCCAGGGTCCACGTCCTGGGTGCACCTGCGGGAACGGCGGCGATATGGGTACTGTGAGCGGGCCGCTTGCCCCTGCCTGCATGCCTGACCACTGGTAACCCCCCGCAGTGAGTGAAGCATCCGCCCCCGCCACACGCCGCCCACCTGATGACCGACGCCCCTGGCTTTCAGCTCGCGCTGTATATCGGCGTGGGCATCGCGACGCTCTTTTTCGCCCTCACGGGATGGCTCGGCCGGCGGGTCGTCCGGCAGTACGACGAGTCGGCCGCCGAGCGGGACGCGGCCATCAGCGACCTCCGCAAGGGCCAGAAAGAGCTCCGTCGCGAAGTTCGGGACCTGAAGCACGAAATCACACGGGGCGACATCAACGCCCACGACCAGGTGGAGCGGCTCGGCGAAAAGGTAGACCAGATCCTCCAGCACCTCGACAACTGACCGCTCCATACCTGATCGCTTCATGCTTGATCGCCTGATCTCGAAGCGCGTCCTGTTCATCTCCGCCCTGGCGGCCCTGGCGGCCGGAGCGGTGGCCTTCACCTTCACGCAGGCCGTGGCCTACAGCGCCTTTGCGGCCGCGGTGCTGAAGGTGGCCATCATCCTTCTGCTCTTTGAGGGGCTCGACCGGTACCTCCTCGAGGGCGTCGACACAACCCGTGAGCTGAAGGAGGGAAACGTCGCCGTCGCGGTGGCCCTGCTGGCGCTGGCGCTCCTCTTGGCGCCGGCCGTGGCCACCGGCCAGCCCTGTCCCCGGGCCGATCCTGGGGGAGACTCGCCCGATCGGCCGGCCGTGGTGGACGTGGCCCTGCAGGAGGTCGGCGTAACGGAGACCCCACCGGGGACCAATGAGGGCCCGCGCATCGAGGCGTACATGGAGGCGGTGGGCCTCCCCGACGGTTACCCGTGGTGCGCGGGCGCAGTGCGGTGGATGATGGACCAAGCGGAGACCGATCGCCCCACTGTTCGCAGTGCCGGGGCCACCGACTACGTCACCGGCGCCTCGATCGAGGCCACCGACGTGCTCCGCGGGGCCGAGCCGGTGCCGGCCGGGGCGCTGGCCATCTGGCGCCGAGGGGACACGTGGAAGGGCCACATCGGCGTTGTGCAGCGGTGGCGGAAGCAGTGCGGCCGCACGGTGGAGGGCAACACCTCTCCCGGCGAGGCGGGCCCGCAGCGGGACGGAGACGGCGTGTGGAACCGGCGCCGCTGCATCCGGCCGGGCTCGTACTTCCGCATCGTCGCGTTTACGCCCACGTCATAACCGACACGCCGTGATCCAGCTACCAGAGAGCGCGACGACAGCCGCGCTGGCCTTGATGCTTGGGGCAGTACTTGGCGGGGGAGTGTGCTACTGGTGGACCGGGGGAGACAGAAACTCTGAGCCTATCAGCGGCCGCACTACGATTTTCGAGCCGGGCCGCTTCCTCCAGCCAACCGATACGACCGGTCAGCGCGAACCTGACGTCGAGATCCGATACCGCACTCGTACAGAAACGACTCGGGTGCGGGATACGCTTCGGGACACGCTCCGCGTGCCGGTGCCCTCTGAGCTCACGGAAGGCGTCGTGTCCGACCGCACGCCGATCGAAGTGACGCCCGACCGGGCCACGTGGACGTACTGGGACCCCTCGGACCGCCGCTACGAGCAGCGGGAGTGGCGGGTCCCCGTCGACCGCTACCAGGCGTCCGTGTACGCAGTCGGGCTCCGCCGGTGGCAGCCGCGGCCGACGATCCAGGCCGGGCTCGGTGTGGAGGCGACGCTGAGGCCTGAGTGGCTCCCCGGCGCGATCGAGCCGTTCGGGGAGGTGCGGGCCGGCCGGCAGGTCGTGGCCACGACCGGCCTCCGGTGGCACGTCTTCAACTAA